ACCTATATAACTATGTGGATGCCCAGGGATTTCAGTATGCTCCTGGTGAAACTATTTCAATTGGTAGCAGTTTTCCCAGTAGTGTCAATCAGGGTGACTTTTTTATACGGTCAGATTTTCGACCCAATCGCCTGTTCACCTACCGAGATACTAGATGGATAAGACTATATGACAATGTTGACGATAAAACTTGGAGTGATCGAACCTTCAATGCATCAACCTTTATAAACAATATTAGCACTGATGTTAACGCAGATATGGAATACCATTCACGCCAAAGTATTAAGGATGCTATTCTGCCAAGAGCAGATTATGATGGCGATAGGTTTGATCCAGAAATTGCTGATGGTAATTATCAACAGATGGCTAATACGGCTGCCAGGCTGGCAGCCGTATTAGCAATATTGACTGAGGAATTCTAATTTAATGAACTATTTTTATGACGCATGTATTCGTCGATATCTTTCACAATTTGTGAGAATCTTTGGTAACTTTACAGTGCAAAAAGGATGGGATGCCCAAAAAAATCCCGTGTATGAAAGTGTGCCTGCCCGTTACGGCGACATGAGCCGTCAGGTTGGTCACATCCTCAAGGAAAATAGTGAGAATACCCTTAACTCTATACCGTTTATAAGTTGTTACATTAACAACATCGAGATGAAACCAGATTTGAGACGTTACCCGCAATTTGAAGAGACTCTTCAGGTAATTGAAAAGGCATTTGATAAAGAGGCACATGAATATATTGATGAGCCTGGATCCAGCTACAATGTAACTCGTTACCAGCCTGTACCCTACATGCTACGGATGAACGTTGATATTTGGACCAGCAACACAGATCAAAAGCTACAATTACTTGAGCAGATATTGGTGTTGTTTAATCCAGGAATCAACTTGCATCTTAATCAAAATGTATTGGATTGGACCAGTCTCACATATTGTGAGTTGACTTCAACCAATTGGTCCAGCCGTTCGTTACCAGGTGGTGCTGATACTCAAATTGATGTTGCAACATTGATTTTTGATGTCCCTATATATATTAACCCACCTGTTCGTGTGCAACGTATGAACATTATCCAAACTATTCTTACCCAAGTGCATACCTTGGATCAGACTGATTTTGAAACTTGGACTGTAGATACAATAACTGGACCCGACAGTGGGTTTGTAATTACAACTCTTGAGGATTATCAGATTAGATATCAAAATGGCAGTGCGCTATTGTTGGACCGCGCAGGTGATAGCAAGGGGGCCGACGGTAGCATTTTAAAATGGAGAACTGACGTATTTGGTGCATATGGTGCAGTACGCCCTGGTATCAGCCAGATACGCTTGCGACAGGGGGCTGACGTAACAGATCCCAGTAACGATGTAATAGGCACTATCGACTATGATGTTAACAACTCGCAGCGACTGATAGTTACTATTGATAGTGATACACTATCAACCAATACCCAACCAAATGTTACTGCTATTATCGATCCACAACGCAATTATCCTGGAGATGGCACTCTAGCAGCCGCAGCGCCAGGACAACGCTACCTTGTTCTTGATCAAGTTCCAACCGGTGGGGTGTGGGGCTCGATCACAGCGGCTAGTAATGATATTATCCAATACAATGGCTCTGCCTGGGTGGTAAGTTTTGACTCAAGTGCTAACAGCGGTACAGAATATGTATCCAATACTGCTACAGGTGACCAATTTGAATGGACTGGCAGCTTTTGGCAAAACAGTTATGAAGGCACTTACAGAGAAGGTTGGTGGCGCTTGTACATCTGATAAATAAACGTATGGAACATATATCAAAATTATATCATAAACGATCTATTAGACTATCAGAAATCAAAGACATCGATTGTTCATTGTTGGATAAAGAAATTCGTAATTTTGGTACACCTAGACAAATAATTTGGCATTTATTTCACAACCAGCTATCTATACCCAAGTGTGCCAATAACATGTGTGCTAAAAATAAAAAGTGGTGCAGGTCATATTACGGAGACTACTGCTCTAAACAATGTTCGGCATCTGATCCGGTTGTGATAGCGAAAGCCAAGGAAACTTCAACTGTTCGTTACGGAGTTGCACATATTATGCAAGATCATGATAGGAAGAATCAAATTATTGAAAAGAGAAAGAAAACCAATATAGAACGTTATGGGCATGAAAATCCACTTGGAAATGCAGAAGTTAGGGCCAAGGCAGCTAATACTATAAAGAAAATATATGGCGTAGACAATGTTTTCAAGGATGCAACCATACAACAAGCTATTAGGAAATCAAACCAAGAAAAGTACGGTGTTGATCATTTCTCACAATCTGCTGAGTTTAACTATAAGGTTAAATCTACTAGTCAAGAAAAGTACGGTGTTGATCACCCCTCACAATGTGATAATGTGAAGGCTAAAAAGGCAGCAACAGTTCAAGATGTTTACGGAGGATTCTTCCATCAATCTGATATGATATCTAAGAAAATTCACGACACTAACATGATGAAATATGGTCACGAATTTCCCATGCAATCAGATGTAGTGTATGAAAAGTATTTGCATACCATTAGAAATAAATTTGGGTGCGACAATCCCATGGAAAATAATGTTATAAAGCAGACACATAGTGAGGCCATGTCCAACAAAACAGTACAGAACAAGATACAAGCTACTATGATAGATAAGTGGGGTGTCACAAATTATCAATATGCACATATATTACCAGAACATATTAAAATATTAACTAGTAGGGAGTTATTTATTTCTTTTTGCAATAATAAAACTATATCTGAGATTAGCTATGAATTGAATGTAAACTCAAGCACAGTATATAATAAAATAATAAAATTTCAATGTAATAATGATATTAACATTAAAAAAGACATTAGTTCATTTGAAAAATCAGTGTTTGAATTTATTTCACAATTTGATTTGACTATATACCAAAACAGGCGTGATATCATTGCTCCCTTTGAATTGGATTTGTTTATACCAAGTATGAATATTGCAATTGAATGTAATGGTGATTATTGGCACAGTGATATATACAAGGACAAAAATTATCACTTTAAAAAGTGGAAATATTGTCATGACCTGGGGATTAGATTAATATCTATTTCAGAATCTGAATGGAAAAACAAAACTGCTATATACAAAGGAATGCTACAAGTTGCATTACAACAAGTTACAAATAAGGCGGGTGCGCGACAAACCACAGTGTGTGTTATAAATTCACCATTAGCAAAAAAGTTTTTAAATGACAATCATTTACAAGGGTTTGCGCAAGGTAATAAACATTTTGGTGCATATTTAAATGGTGAGTTGGTGGGGGTTATGACGTTTGGATGGACACGGGGATCAATAAAATCAAGGCGGTTCGAATTGAAACGCTGGGCATGTAGGAACGATATAATAATTACTGGAATGTTTAGTAAATTATTTAAGTTTTCACAAACAATACTGGGATTCACAGAAGTTATTTCATTTTCAGATAATCGTTGGTTTACTGGTGGACTTTATTCCAGTAATAATTTTACAAATATTGCTGTTTGTAAGCCTAATTATCAATATTACTATAACAACATATTGTATCATAAACAGCAATTTATGAAATCAAACATAATTAAAAAATTTCCAGAGATGACAGAAGCTATCGCCAATGGTATGACTGAATCACAGGCCGTCAAAGAATTGGGAATTCTTAAAATTTGGGATTGTGGCAAGACTGAATGGAAATGGGTAGCATGAAACCCATACAAGCAACGGGATGTATATTGCTTAGTCAAGATACTAAACGCATACTCTTGCAATTACGTCGGCCCGACCGCAAGAGCAAAAATTATTGGGGATTTTGGGGTGGTAGTAATGAAGTTGGTGAACTGCCAGTTCAAACTATTGAGCGTGAACTTCAGGAAGAGCTGGGCTTTCTACCCAACATTGTCAAATTTTACCCACTACATAAAATGGTAAGTGATGATGATTCATTTGAATATGATACCTTTCTCGCCACTATCCCCAAGGAATTTGTACCAGTAATAAATGACGAAAGTGAAGGATATGCATGGGTAAACTATGACCGTTATCCTGTACCACTACATCCTGGTGCCAAACTTGTGCTTCAAAATCCACGTATCATGAGCAAGATTAAAACTATCGTGGACCAAATTGAATAATGCATCGTAAATAATCAAGATCGATACTCATTACGTTACTGCTCCAATTTCACCAACTGCATACCAAGTGTCAGCCCCAACTTTATATAGTCGTACTTCACGCCATCTTGCAGTAATATCGCCACTGCCACTTACTATGCCGTTAATTGTAACCCCGCCTGCCGCAGCACTTCCTTGAATTGATGTAGTACCAGCACCAATTTGTATGACGCGAATTTCTGTTCCAATTGGTAAGGCCACTGTGGCATTAATGGGAATAGTCAATGTGTTTGCTGATGCATTATTCATTGTGATAATGCGGCCACGGTCAGTTAATACAACACTATAAGCTGTACCAGTCTGTGGATTAAAAGCCCAGTTGCCTTTGACTTCGCCAGTTGCATCAATTATGCCACTTGCTTCAAGTGTGCTGCCATCCCATGTGAGTCCGCTTGCACCCTCAATTTGACCATCTCCGGCCCAATATGCAATTTCTGTATTTGCAGTGGTATTTAATTTTTTAATGTCTGTGCCTTGAATAACATAATATGTATTTGTTACGCC